CGATCGAGTGCCAAACAGGGTCGCCCTCTGTAGTCTCCATGACCCCACGAAGGAGGTCAATAGTTGTGGTCAACGATGCTGCCATGCGGGGGGCTTTGCTACCCCCGATAGCATCGTTGATGGTATCAGCGTCTGCTGAATCGCTCATTTGTACTCCGTCTGTTGTTTTTGATTACTTGTTATGTTCAGGAAAGTGCGCCGAGTGCTGCTGGGTCAATCTGTCCATCACGTGAAGGTGAGAACGCTAGTTCAAACCCTTCATGGTTGATTACCAACTGCTGAATCATGATGCTGGAATCTCCAGCGTTAAGGTCAGTAAGGCTGTAGGAACCGGGCCAGCAGTTGTGAAGCTTGTAGCCAAGCTTTGCCTTTCCGAGACTTACTTGGTTCTGACTGGTTGCACCAGGAGTCTCATAACTACCAGCGGATACAGGGTGGTCAAAGACCACGACTGTGATGTCGCAACGATAGTCATTGAAATCTGGTGTGGAACCACCTGACTGCCCACCCTGACTCCACGAGTGGAGGAAGTCCTGCCACCTGCTGAGTGATGCCTCATGCCCAAACACTCCCTTAGAGAATGTCACTGGGCCGTAATCAGACTGCCCGATCATCTTGTGAGGGTGCGTGTTCATGCCACCCTCACGGTAAGCGATAAGCTCATTCTGGACAGAGATACCAGATACTACGGAGAATCCGAGCCTCTGAATCTCGCTGCCAACAATGGCCTTTAGCCCACCACTTGGGTTGATGGTTACTTGGAACTTGAAGTTACGTACCGGATCGGTAACGCTCTGTCGTGCCATTTATCTGTATCTCCTTGCTAGATCAGAGTGACTCGACGGCTTCTGCGCCGCCGCTCCACTGGCTGAGGTTGATGATGATGTACTCTGCTGGGTACTGTAGAGCCACCCCGACCTGAACGTGTACTTCACCCTGGTCGATGGTTGCTGTCGTGTTGTTCGTACTGTCGCAAAGCACGAAGAACGCATCCGATGCACGGCCACCTGCTAGGCCACCGTTACGCCAGAAGTCTGACAAGAAACCTGAGACTGTCATGTTAATGGCAGTCCACAGACGTTCGTCGTTAGGCTCAAACACAGCGAACTGAGTGATGTCCTTGAGGTTAGCCTTGAGGTAGTTCAGGGTACGTCGTACAGGAATGAACTTGTCAGGGGTAGAAGTCTCAAGGGTGCGGGCACCCCATGTTACAACTCCTGCTCCTGTGATTGCCTTGAAGCTGTTCACCTGAGGGGTACCGTCGTAGAGGGTACCGATCTGGGCGTCAGTCACCTTGACAACTAGGCCTAGAGCATTACGAATGTCTGCTTCAAAGCCAGCGGGTGCCTTAGCTACTGTGCGCTCTACTTCAGTACGGACCATGAGTCCAGCTACTGCTCCACCTGGGTAGGTGTTACGGATAGCTGCGGAACCAGTCTTGGCAGGGTCCTTCATGATGAGCATTGGGGCGTAGTGGGCTGCGTAGCCTCCACCAGACAAGCTAGCGAAGTTGGCTGCTGTGGCCTGAATCTCAGAAAGAGTCAGGTCAGAAGCATCAGGGTCAATGATTACGAACGAGTCGCCACGAGACTGGGCCTTGCTGATGAAGGCAGTGATTACTGTGGAGGATGTCTGACCGACAGCGTTAAGAACCAGGTTGCCTTCGATGAGGTCCAGGTTAACAAGAGCAGTTGAGTAGTCGGTGTCACCGACTGTGCCCTCAATAGCACCCAAAGCTGCCACTGCTGTGGTGTAGTAGGCAAGGGAAGCGTCTACGACTACGGTAGCCACATCCGACACACGAATGAAGCTGCTGTAGTTGTTAATCACTGCTTCCACGTAGCGGTTTCCGTTAGCATCCGGTGTCAGATCGATCCAACGCTCTACCTCTACTCCAGCTAGGCTCACAATCAGTGTGAATGTACCAATGGTGGTAGCGGTAGAAGCCACAGAACCAGCTATGGTCTGTACTGTGATGCTGTTACCCCAAGTACCTGCGCTGATGGCGTCAACGTCGAACAGGGCGGCTGATGCCTGGCCCGTGCCGTTGGGGTAGTAGGGGTGGTCTGTGTAAACTGCTACGGTAGCAGTAGTGTCCACGACACGGTTCACGTAGGCTGCACGGCCACCATTCTGGAAGTAGTGGTACACGGCGTAGCCAAGATCGTAGGCGTTGTCCAACTCACCGTAAAGAGACTTGTAAGAAGTCCAGTCATTGATGAGTGTAGCTGTGGTGGGTCCACGCTCTGCTGTTCCGAAGAAAGCTGCAGCGGACAAACCGTTGGTTGCAGCGGTCAAGCTGGACAGCGTGGACTCACTAACGTATGAACCTGGAGTTGAGTATTGGGGCATTTAGAATTCCTCCGAGAAAGAATAGGATAGAACATCGGTTGGCTGGTTGTTGTCGGTTAGTTCGCCCTCTACTGTTAGCACCTTTTGTACAGCCGCAAAGTCAGACTGCGGTAATTCTGAACTAATACGAACCGTGTAAACCTTGCGGAATGCTCGCTTCTTATGACCAGCTTCCTGGTCAATAACATTAGCTGAACGCCAGTCTAATAGATCACAACGTCTAATGGTACCATCTTCGGGGATTTCAATGAATCCACGACGTAATGGGAACACTCTACGCATGATTAATGCGGTTAATTGACGATCATGCCTAGCGTTGCGGGTATGAGTCGTCACTTGATAGAGCAAATCAATTGGAATGAGTTGCTCCATTGAGATGAAACCGTCAGTACCAGCAAGGTCTGCTAAGTCTGACTCCACCATCTCATTGGGGAAATAGTCGATCTGTGTATACTCAGCTACCTGCTCAGGAGAGAAAGAGGCGTCTGTGGTGTAATAATAATCACGCTCTGAGTGTTGACGTTCTTTGGCGTGCTGAATGTCTAGCAGGTTGATGGTCACGAAGGGGTACAGCTTCTCTGTCTCTCCCTCTGGCCAGCGGTAGAACACTTTAGGGACACGTTCTGCATTCTTGTCGTCAGACACCGACAGTGTGGATAGACGGGTCTTCAAGGCTGCGTCTTCTGCTAGGAGGAAACCGGGATTAGGCATTCGGCAACTCCGCATTCACTTGGTCCGATAGCATCCTACCTAGCGACCCCTCTGATCTGTTAGCAACCTTCCTAACTAAGGATCTGGGTAGGGTGCCCGAGCCTCCGTACTCAAGGTCAAGGGCCTCCTGAACACGGTCGTCATCTCCCACTAGAACGTAGTGGAACGAGCCGTCAGTGTACTCTACATTTAGAAGGTCAGCGTACTCGGCCCATGCCGGGTCGGACAGCGCCTCTGTGCGAATCTCATCACGAGCCAACTCAAGAGTTTGATCTATAGCTTCGGAGAATACGGAATCGAAGTCATCAATGAAGTCTTCTGTACCAGACAGAAGGCCAGGCTGCCCGCTTATGAGCGACTGAGTAGAACCGTTTATAGGAGTAGATTGTGATGAAGCCATGTTCCTGGCGTTCCTCCACGGTTCTGGGCGTTGTAATGGCAATGTCTAGCTACCAGTCGCACGACTGGTACACGTACATACTACCTCAGATGGCTGGGAACGATGGTGGCCAGAGCACGTCGAACGAAGATTCTGCAGGAGAGTTGTCGAATCCGAATTCCTGGTCTATGAACACTTCATAGCCCTGTACTCTAACTATTACCTCTTGATCGATGAGACGACCACGTACACGGAACTCGTTTACCTTATACCACCTTGAATCGTACAGGAACAAATCATTTAGGTGAGGCTTGTACTCTCTTGGTTCAGTCATACCGGCACGAATAGCGTCGTCATACAAGAACGTAACCATGATGTTCTGTGTGGGCTGACGACCGAAATCCTCAGAGACAAAGGTATCCTCAACCTCCATAACGTATATGGTTGGGATCACGAAACCAGACAGATATGAGCGCCCACCCTCGCCCGGTGCTCCTTCGTCGTAGATGTCATCGTACGTGCTTCCCTCTGCCGGGGTGTCAGCAAAAGGACTGAACTCGTACCACATGACGCTTTCGCCAGCCTCACGGTTGTGCTGGCGTACGTGCTTCTGAATTAGCGATAACTCTGTTCTAACATCTGTCATTAGTAGTATCCATGAGACAAGTAACCAGGTGGTGGCTCGCCCTCAACCAGCACATCTTGACGTAGCTCATCGTCTTCCTCTTCAAGATCGATAATGCCATCCTCAATCTCTGGCCAGATACGTTCAATTGGTGAGTAGTCCCCAACCTCACGACCCTTGTAGACAGGCACGTAGCGACCGGTGCTGTAGCTGATCCTGCGTAGGGTGAGTACCTCAATACGTTCCAACCCAATGTTGAGAGCAGTAGCACGACGGTTGTACTCAGCCATCCAGTAATCAAGCAGGTCTGATACCGTACGATAGCGTTGACTTGCAAGAATGTGCACACTTTCAGACGTGATCACGTCAATATCTCTGCTGTACTCACTCAGCAATCCCCATAAAGCTTGTACCAAAGTATGGATACCTACAACATCAGACACAGCAGGGGCCATGTCTGCCAGTGAGATGTCAAGGTTGTGAGTGTTCAGATTGATAGCCATCTCTGCATAGAAGTCTAGGTCTGCTGGGAGAAGCCATTCGTAGTTGTACCCCTCCACCAGTATTGAGTCTGCTACCGGTAACGTGGTCAGTCTAAGCAGACCGTTTCTACTATCAAGATCGTAGTCAGTGCTGGGAATGACGACGGGCGGCGATGCTCCCGCTGAGGCCCCACCGGTAGACGGAGTGTAGGCCACCCAAATAGAATCTGCGTGCACGTTGGGCTTGCTCAAATCATAGGTACGTCCAGAGACAGCGTACGTCAACTGAAAGAACTTGGGGAAGTCCCTAAGGTAATTCCTGGCAATCGTGGTAATGTCTGCTACGGTAGCCATTGGTTATTAAGAAGTCCTGTCTGGATGTGGGGTCCCCGAGGGCACTGACTTCAAGTGTACACTGTCAGCGGTTACATCTGGGTTGGTTGGGTTGC